GCACTAGTTCCGTGGTTAGTAGGCGATGAATGGCGTAGAATCGAGAAATTACAAGCCAAATACCTGTTTGGACACTTCGAACTACCATCGTTTTATATGAATGCTATGGTACAAATGCCAGATCACGGTGAACTAAAGTCGGAACACTTCAAGAATCAAGAGTATGTGTTCAGTGGCCACTTCCACAAGCGTCAGAAGCAGGGTAAGATCCACTATATCGGTAATGCTTTCCCGCACAACTATGCAGATGCTTGGGATGATGACCGTGGTATGATGATATTGGACCGCGAGAACGATGCAGAACCAGAATATGTTAACTGGCCAGAGTGTCCTAAGTACCGTACCGTTAAGTTATCACAACTAATTGACGAAAAAGATACATTAATCAAACCAAATATGTACTTGAGAGTTACACTTGATATTGATATTAGCTTTGAAGAAGCAACATATATCAAAGAAACATTCATTGACACATATAATTGTAGAGAGATTACACTGATTCCTCAAAAACACATTGAGGAAATTAACACAGACTTGGATATTGAACAATTTGAAAGTGTAGATCAAATTGTTAGTAACGAGATCCAAGCAATTGACAGCGAACAATTTAATAAGAAATTGTTATTAGACATATACAACGAGCTAGTATGATTAAAATTAAAGACTTAACCGTAAAAAACTTTATGAGTGTGGGTAATGTCACCCAAGCAGTTGACTTTAATAAAGAACAACTTACTTTGGTACTTGGTGAAAACTTAGACCAAGGCGGAGACGATACAGGATCACGTAATGGTACTGGTAAAACTACTATTATTAATGCATTATCATATGCATTGTACGGTACAGCATTAACAAACATTAAACGCAATAACTTAATCAATAAAACTAACAGCAAAGGCATGCTGGTTACCCTTAATTTTGACAAAGGTGGTAACAGCTATCGTATTGAACGCGGTAGATCTCCAAATGTTCTTAAGTTTTATATTAACGAACACGAACAAGAAGATTTAACAGACGAATCACAAGGCGATAGTCGTAAAACACAAGAAAGTATTAATAATTTATTAGATATGAGTCACGATATGTTTAAACATGTGGTTGCACTCAACACATACACCGAGCCTTTTCTTAGTATGAGAGCAAATGACCAACGTGCTATCATTGAACAGCTACTTGGTATTACTATTCTTACCGAAAAAGCAGATTTGTTAAAAGAAAAAGTTAAACAAACTAAAGATTTTATCACAGAAGAAACTCTAAAGATTAATGCTATAGAAGCAAGCAACAAGAAAATTGAATCTAGCATTGAAACCCTTGTAGGTAGACAACGTGCTTGGGAATCAAAACGCAGAGACGATGTTAAAAAACTTGAAACTGCTATTGAAGAATTAGAAAAACTAGATATCGATACAGAATTAGAAGCACACGACAAACTAACTAATTGGACAGAACTGAATAATCGCATAACTAGTTTGAATAAAGAAAAAGCAACACTAGAAGCAGCACTTATGAGAGCAACCAAAGGTGTTGACAAAGCAGAAAAGGATATTAAAGAACTTGACGATGCTATTTGTTACACTTGCGGTCAAACGCTTCATGCGGAAAAGAAAGCAGAAATTGAAACTACAAAACAAAAAGAATTAAGCGATGCACTTGCTTATCAAACAGAAGTTGCAGACAAATTAGAAGCAACTATGAACTTATTAACAGAAATTGGTGACATCAACGGACGTCCTAACACGTTTTATGAGAGTGCTAAAGAAGCATACGAGCATAGAAACAACGTAGATAATTTACGCAATTCGCTGATAAGTAAACAGCAAGAAGAAGATCCATATCTAGCACAAATCGATGACTTAAAAACAACAGCACTACAAGAAATCAATTGGCAACCTGTAAATAATCTTACTAACTTGCGTGAACATCAGGAGTTTCTGCTGAAACTTTTGACAAACAAAGACTCGTTCATTCGCAAAAAGATTATTGATCAGAACTTGGCGTACTTGAACAATAGGCTCACATACTATTTAGACAAACTAGGCTTACCACATCAAGTTGAATTCCAAAACGATTTGTCAGTTGAGATTACACAGCTAGGACAAGACTTGGACTTTGATAACTTGTCTCGAGGCGAACGCAACAGGCTAATATTAGGCATGAGCTGGGCATTCCGTGATGTTTGGGAATCGTTGTATCAAGGCATCAACTTGTTGTTCATCGACGAACTTATCGACTCAGGTATGGACACTGCTGGTGTTGAAAATGCGCTCGCTGTACTCAAAAAGATGGGTAGAGAGCGTAGCAAAAATGTTTTCCTTATCTCACACAAAGACGAACTTGTTGGTAGAGTCAATCATGTAATGAAAGTTATCAAAGAAAATGGCTTTACTTCATATGAAAACGATATCGATATTGTAGAATGACAGACGACACGCATGATAAATTAATGCAAAAGGTACTAGACTACTTAGCTGCCAGCGAAGACTTTGAACGTTTACCAAGTGAACGCAGTAAAAGACGCATACGCAGAGAACTACGTGAACTAGTTACTTTGTGTAGACAACGAGCTGAAGAAGCTAAACAGAGATACAAAGAGGAGTTAGCCGAAATACGTGCCAGCGGCAAGTGGGCTGTCAATATTGGCAAGGCTAACCATGAAAGGAAAAAGAAAAAATGAAAATAACCGTTGTAGGAAGTGGAACAGCAGGCAGTTTAACAAGTGCCTTCTTAGCAAAAGAATTTCCAAATGCAACGGTTGAAATGATACATAGCGAGAAAGTTGGTATCATTGGGGTTGGTGAAAGTATTACTCCACACTTACCAGGACTACTAGGCGGGCTGGGTGTAGACGAAAAACGTTTTATGAGAGAAACTGATGCTGTATTCAAATACGGCAACAACATGGAAGATTGGACAGATACAGCAGACGGTCCTAATGTTTTGCGTATGTTTTACTGGAGCAACGGTTTAGACAAAGACTTTACTTGGGAAAATGTTACAAGTACATTTCCAAATGAAATCAAAACAACAGACGTATGGTTAGATGTTTTTAAAAATCGCAGCGCACCTGACTTGGATGTATATCATCACAACGCTGAAGGTTATCAATACTGCAAAAATTTAAAAATGCCTTTTGATGACGATGGTAACTACTTGTTGCCTGCAACAGCAACATATGCATATCATATTGATGCAGAAAAAACTTCACCGTGGATTAGAGAAAATGTTTGTAAAGCATATGGTGTTGTTGAAACTATAGCACATGTTGAAAAAGTAAACACCAGTGACGAAGGTATTACCAGTGTGGTACTAGACAATGGACGTGAAGTAACCAGTGACATTTGGGTTGACTGCACAGGGTTGTCAAGAGTTTTAATTGGAAAATTAACCACCGAGTTCCATACCTATACTGCAAACAAAGTTAATAGTGCCTGGGTATGTCCTATCAAATACGAAGACAAAGAAACAGAACAAGTAAACTACACTAGAAGTATTAGACGTGACATGGGCTGGCAGTTTAGTATTGCACTTACTAATCGCATCGGTACAGGGCTTGTATACAGCGATGAATATTTCAGTGATGATGAAGCACTTGAATATTGGCATAGCATTATCAAAGGCAGACAAATCCGTGAACCACGTAATTTAAAATGGAAGCCAGGTAGATTAAAAACACCAAACGTTGGAAATACATTTGCTGTAGGCATGGCTGCAGGATTTATTGATCCTCTCGAAGCAAATGCAGTAGTAAGCAGTATTTCGTGTATGAAACGTATTGCTTGGATGTTGCAACGTGATTACGATAAAGATTATTATAATCGAAAAGTAACATATTACTTTGATGACATTGCAGATTTTACAGCAGTGCATTACACCTTGAGTAGACGTGGAGACAATCATTTCTGGCAAGACATGAGACGTATTGGACGTGAACTTGATCATAAAGGACTTGTAAAGAAAAAATATTACGAACAAGCAAATTGCATGGATAGTGTTGTAGGATACGTTACAGCATTTCCAGATGTAAATTGGTTAGACATTGCTAACAACTGGGTGCAAGACTTAGATGATTGGCCAACAAAGTCAACACCTGAGCAACAAGAAGCGTACATAAAAAGAATACGTAATGACAAACTACTTCATGAAATTCAAGCATCAAATAATAAAAAATCGATTGACAACTTCATGAAAATGTATAACAATGTACAAGAATACGACAAAGGCTTAAACAATTGGCCAACTGAATACTTTAGTAAGATGTTTGGCAGCGCATATATTCATAGGCACAACACAAATTCAAAAAAGGTAAAGGCTTAAATTATCCAACGGTACATAATGTATGAGTTGGACATACAAAGGTAAGAAAGTAGAATCAATACCAGATGAATACGAAGGCTTTGTATATCTGATTACAAATAAAAAAACAAAACAAAAATACGTAGGCAAAAAACTAGCAAAGTTTAAAACAACCAAGCCACCACAAAGGCAAAAAGAACAAAC